ATGAGTGCTATAATTTTTTCAGAACCTTCAATTTACAAAGATCAAGCTAACAAAAAATGGTGTGTTAGGTATACCAAAAAAGTAGATGGAACCACCAGCTACATCAAAGAATATGGCAAGAGTTATAACATCCGATTAAACGCAATTCCCGACCTGAAAAAGAGAGATAAGGAACTTGATATTTTACTTGAACTGGTGAAGCAAGATTTAGAAGCTGGTGTATCACCGGAGGAAAAAGAACGGATAGAAGAACAAAAGCGGATAGAAGAAATTGAGGAATCACAAGCTTATAATTTTGATGAAGTATTAAAATTTGTAATACGCAAAAAAGGCTTTGATAATCCCTTACCTAATCAAAAACATTCCAAACGTAATTTAGAAAGTTTTTGGACAAATACCTTAAAACCTTTTCTTGAAGATATTGGAAAAGCCAATGATGTAAGAAAGGTTACCATAGATGATATTGAAAAATTGATAGAACTGAAATCAAGCCCTCAACCACAATTTCACAGAAACGGAAAAATTAAAATTGATAAAGCAACAGGGCAGCAACTAGTAAAAGCTGATTGGAGCTACAACACTGCAAGCAATAGAATCGACTGGTTAGGTATGTACTTTCAAGCTTTGGTAGATTCACGCAAACTTGCAATTAACCCGTGTCACAATATCAAACGAGATGATGTACTTGTTGATGATGTAAAAGGTACTAATCTAAAGAGGTTTCAAATCTTCACCAGAGAAGAATTAGATTTACTGTGGGATTACTTGGAAAACCGTAATTATTATGATTATGCTTTTGCCAGAATGATTTACTTCACTTTTATTAGACCATCAGAGATACTTAGATTAAGGTTATGGATGCTTGATCTTAAGAACAATAAGATACTTATACCACCACACATAGCTAAGAATGGTAAAAAAGTTAAGAAGACACTTGAGGTATATGTACCACCAGTTTTAGCTACAGAGCTTGAAAAGTATCTTAATCTCACTTTTGGTGATGATTTGAATCCAGACTATTTGGTGTTTCCGGCTTTTGCATCAGGCACTTTTAGAATTTTAGGAAACAAAGAACGGAGTATTACTAGTCTTAGTGAGTGTCTTAAAGACCATTTAACTAGATTAAGAAAAATACATCCTAATCTTTTTCCCCCACATAAAACCGGATACGGCTTAAAACATTCAGGTAACACTTATTTCATTGAAAATAATTTTAACACAAAAAATATGAGTGCATTGAAAATCTTGACTTTTTTGAGAAAACAAAACAGGCATTCTGATTTAAGTATGACACAAAAATACATAAGCGAAGAATTAGGAATAATGCTAGATCAAGAAGATAATGCTTTTGTTTTCGATTGAAGACGCTGCATTGATAACTTCTTAATTTCTTTGTTTTTATTCTCAACATCAAGCGCAAGCTGTTCTTTTTTGGTTAGCCTTTTTTTCGTCACAGGCTCTTTTTCTTCTGCAAAGAAATTATATATAACATTAATCTTTTCTTCAAGCTCTTTCTTTTCTTCTTTAAGCTCATTTACTGTTTCAGTTAAAGCACATAGCTTTTCCAGTACCAGATACATTAGTTCTGATGTGTTTGGTTCGCTATGTACTTTGTGCAGCTTCAATTATCTTTTTAAAATGGTGTTATGCTATGCCGGATATAAACAGTGTCTTAGAGGGGCTTATTTTAAGCCAATAGATTTAAGATGTTCCATGATGGAACATCATTATACTATCATTACAGAAACTTCTGCTTCAATATATTTTATTTCAAAACCTATTTCTTGTGCTATCTCAGCAATATCATCTTCATATCTTCTACCATATAAACTAGTATTATTTACAACTTCAATTGTTTTGCGGTTAAGGTCTACCTTTCCAATGAGTTTTTCAAACTGTAAATCTTCTATGTAGAATTTTAAAGTGTAGTCTTTTTTACATTTAAAAGTAAATCCGTATTGAGTTTTAATAAGTGATTGGATTTGTAGAAGTGTATTAATTTGTTCTGGATTCATAATGGTTTGTTTAAGCTTGTTGTTAATATCTATAAATACTTTGCTAAATTGAAAGTGTCAATTTATTTTTCGCTTAATCCTGTAAATGTTAGTTGATAATTCTTGTAGGTTGCGGTATAATAACCATTACTAGTATCAAGTGCTTTAACAGCATCTACTAGTTTTATAAATGGTTTGCCGTGAATGATGGTAATTGTAAATTGGTTATCTAATCGGTACGTTAGTAGACCGATTACTTGTATACCACCTGTAGTAATATCTGCTTCGATTTCACCAGAGGGTAATTCATCTATATTAGATATAAATAAACCTAATGTATCAGCATTAAAATTGTCTTGTAGTTGCGTTATGTTTTTATCCATAACACCAAAAATGTACCTTTTTTTATTGATAATCAAACACCAAAAAGTTCAAATAAACTTATATAAATTTACAAATCTTTTTCGCTGTTTGCAGGCTGTAAACGCTGTTTTTGAACCGTTTTAAGATTCGGTCTAAATTTTTTGTTGACATTGATTTGACAAATGACTTTTATAGATGTGCTGCGGGAATTTGCACTAAGATTTTATATAAATTTACAAGAAAATTTAGCCATTAGATGACGCTGGTTGAATTATTATCTTGAAAACGATAACTAGTGCCGGAATTGTTTAGAGTGTCTTATATCGCCTTAAATTAAGTCAAATGAAAAAGCCGTAAAGATGGGTTAGAACTTCACGGCTTATATGAAACAAAAAAAGCTTTTATCCTATCCAGCTTCTGGTACTTCCACAATCAATATGTACAAAGGTTTTGTACATACCCACACCTCCGGTTTTCTTATTTTCTTTAATAAATTTCTGGTATTCTTTTATTTTCCCGTTTATTGGAAATGTATCGAGAGCGTTTGAAATCAAGTGCTGACTTGCTTTAGCACCTTCCATTTTATCGTTATAATCTTTTGATCTGTATGATGAATTAATTCCAATTGGTGAACCCCATTTTTCCCTTAAGCTTTGAAGTTCAAGCAGGATGTTTAAATTTAATTTGGTGTAGCTAACCTTTTTGTTTTTGGTTAATAGTTCAAGTAGGTTAAAGTTCTTTAATACCTGAAATTCTAAATCTGCATCAGCATCAAATATTATATAATCACCTTCAATATGTTCTTTACCTATTCCTTCAATAATATGTTTCTTTAAATCTTCTAATTTCACATATTCAAAAATAATTGAACATTGAAGTGAAGTAAATGGTAGGAATGAAAAAAGCACCATGTAATGTGGTGCTTTCCTGAAATCATTATTTATTATATATGGAATAGCAACGGTTCCTATGTTGCTGTATTACGAATACAAAAATAAACTAGAAACATTCATTTGTCAAGTTGTATCGGTTCATTTACCGATATTGTTATTTATCGGTTTTTCAGCCGATATTTTTATTTAAATTTAAATAAGATTGAAAAGTTGATTAATCTTTAAATGGACTGCATAAGATGATGCAGGATTGATTATTATTTAATTTATGATACATATATCCAAAAGAAGGTAAAGTTCTTTACAGGGGCTTAAAATGCTTCAACTGTGATGGGGGGTAAAACGCAATCGGGGGGTAAGTTTAGTTGAAGTATATTCTCCTTACTAGCAAGTAGCAGAGAAGAAAAAGTAAGTAAGCTAGTTATTATAAGTATAACAACCCTTACGGGATTGAAGTATAAGATATTTTAATTGAAGTAGGTAAATGATTATTAAATATTTCAATTTTATAATTTAATTACTTTTATTTTTGCTTCTACCATGCGAAGCATCTTTAAGCATTAGCTTATTGCCCTTCCAAAAATCCTTTTAATTGTATTATTCTTAATTCTTAATATAATTAATTCTTCATTCTTAATTCTTCATTCTTAATAATGTAGGCATAAAGTAGGTACTCAATAGGTATTTAGTAGGGACTTAGTAGGGATTAGAAATAATCTTAGTAAGCATTTAGTGAGGACTAGAACGGGAATAAGAGTTATAGTAAGTGAGGACTAAGTAGGGATAAACTAAGGATAAACTAAGGATAAACTTTATTTGATTGCTTCGCTTGACTTCCGGTAGGTTCTGGATTATCTTTGTATACATCTTATTCAACTATTCCAATTCTGGAAAGTAGATAGCAAAAATATATTTTAAAATAATATAGTCACTTTTAATATTTGATGCTATTTATGTTAAATAAGTGTTTCATTGTTTTTGGTTTTGATGTGGTAGGGTTTGCAAGCCTTACCACTTTATTTACAAACTAAGAACAATATAATTATCAAAACAAAATCAATACAAAATGAAAAAAACAAATTTAAAAACAATAGCATATCCTGCTTCAATTGATCTTCAATCATTGTTCCCATCGTTTAGTAACCTTAAACTTGAAAAGGTTGCATTCCTAATTAATCAAATAAATTACTATTCGGGAATCACTATTAAAAAACATTGTACAATATCTTCAAACCGATTCAAAGAATGTTTAGGACTAAGTACAAAAGCTTTTCAAGAAATAATAAATACATTGATTGAAAATAATATTATAGTAGTATCCGAGTATGATGGAAAGAATAATGTTCGTGGTTATGGGATGGTAAATCTTTATGATCTTAAGGATGATAAGAACAAAAGGATTGTATATAATACTGATTCAACCGTACCTACATTTATTCAACGTTGGGTATCTGATGGGCACTTAGTTAAAACAAGGGAAAATTCAAATTTTAATAATATGGAAAATAGTATACTAGAAGAAAATATAACATTACAAGAACAAGTATGTGATTTAAGAGTACGTGTAGAACAGCTTGAGCTACTAGTTTCAAAACTATCAGGTGAAGGATTGCCAGAATTAAAACATGCGGGGCATGTTAATACTGCTACAATAGTTTCTGCACCAGAACAGCCGGAAACACCAGTGATGAAATTGGTTCAACCTGCACCAGTTAAAGAAGTAAAAGAAAAGCTTATGAACAATATGGTTGAAAACAAACAGCTCAATAATTTAAAGTTTGAAAATTCAAATGGTGAGCCTTTTGTAATATCAAAATATGCAGAGTTCAAACAAGATGTAGCTGCACTAAGTGCTAATGATAAAAGTATAATGATTAAGTATTTATTAGAATCTGAAACTGGTTCTATTCAATTTGAAAATGGTAATGTACTATTTGAATTTGTTAAAGCTAATCCAACAATAGTAACTAAGCATTGTACTATTATATACTTAAGAAAACGTATTAAAGATGTTGCATAATTCAAATTAAATTACTATAATTGTTGCCACTTTAAATTTTAATTATATGAAAAAAATACTACTAACACTTGCTGTACTGATTGCATCATTAACTGGATGTAAAAAAGATGATATTGGAGATGATATAATGGTAACTCACGTTTACCACGTTGTATTCAATGATACACAATATAACGATCAAATATTCATTACATCCAAAACTAAACCGGTAGATGTTGTAATTGATGGTGATGATAATAAAGTGAATAACAAAGTGGAAAATATTGGTGGTGATAGATGGAGATATGATAACTATAGATTATCTACTACAAGACAATTTAAAATTAAATTCTTTAACAGTTATGGAAATACATATACGTATGAATGGAAGCAATAGTATTCAACCGTTCGCTATACTATTCTCAAACTGAATGCTTAGGCATTTCAAAGCTATCTGTAAAACGATTTAATGAGTTGATGGATATTATGAGTATCAAGCCTTATGAACGTCCTGTACAATGTGGTACACCAGATGCTGGTACGTTTGAGGTCAAAGCAAAATATTACCTCAAAGCAGATGTTGATAGACTGAAAATGTAATTTGAGATTTTAACATGGCAGAAGCCTTAACAGAAATGTTAGGGCTTTTTTTATGCCTTAAAATTTATTTTAAAAAAATGAAAATAATTGGGCATTCTTTTTTTTAGCGAAGTATTTATAGATATGAAACAAGAAATACAATTCGGAAACCTAACTTTTTTGAAGCTTAGAAACTTCCACTTTCTTTTTGATAAGAAAGATAATTCATTTACTCCGATTCCAAAGGATGTATTCAATGTGATAGTAAACCTACTTGCATTAAAAGAAGATATAAAAGGATTAAAGTAATGGATGCATACGATAAATTAGAAATCATTGGAAGGAATAAGATAGTTCAATTATTCGGAGATAAACACAATCTGGTGTGCAGTGAGAATAAATATGATATATATGATATATCAGGTGTCACAACTGGAATACTAACAGATGAACCTAAAGCTTTTTTTATGGAAGTGAAAGAAAGAAGTTTTAAGTCACATCAATTTGATACTGCATTCATTGAGTATTTGAAGCTATCCCATTTAAAGCAATTAGCGAAGGATTATAAGGCTGATTTATTCTACTGCTGCAATTATTCGGATGGTGTGACAATCGTATTCAATCTATCTAAAATAGCTATTACGGATGTATATATAAAGGTTGAATCAGTAAAGAAGAAAACGGTGGAAGATTCAGTATATCAAGATAAATTATTTATTGAGTTGCCATTAAGTTTAGGAAAGAAATACAAATTAAAATGAAAGTACTGATAGGATTAAAAAATACAGGATTAGGTAAGTATGGTAAAATACATACTATCCTTTTGGAACAAAATACATTATATTTTACAGCATCTCAACCACTTACCGGAGATCAATTAGCAGAAGATAATGTGATAATGATAACAGGCAAAGGTGAACATTGTGATTATGTTCATTGCAAAAGAATATCCTTTGATTCAATTGAGGGAGATAAATATAAATACAAAGTAATAGAAGTTAAAAATGAGAAAAAGAAATGATAAATAAATCTAAAGGATTTGCAGGTAAAAAGCATAGCGAAGAAACAAAAGCTAAAATGAGTGCTAGTAATGCGAGACATTGGTTAGGTAAAAAACTTAGTGAAGAACATAAAGCTAAAATGCGTGAAGCAAACGTAGGAAAAAAACTTAGTGAAGAACATAAAGAGAAAATTCGAAAATCAACTATTGGTAGGATTGTTAGTGATGAAACTAAAGCTAAAATGAGTATCGCAAAAATTGGTAAGAACCGTAGTGAAGAAACTAGATTAAAAATAAGTAAAGCTAAAATAGGTGTAAAGCGGAGTGAAGAAACTATAGCTAAAATGAGTAAAGCACGCAAAGGTATTAAACGTGGTGAGTACCGGAAAAGGAATAAAAATAATGATTGATAAGATAAAGAAATGGTTTAAAGAAAAAACAGCAGATGTTATATATCATAACATAGTAATAATGGGAAAATTTGAGAATAATAAATACTTCTTTCAACATTATTTAGTATCCGACACGGATGCAGATCAATGGATTAAGGGAGCTAAATGTTTATACATAGTAAATCCTGTAGATAGAGAATCTATTGAGGTTTGTATTTCAGGTGATAAATATAGTTTAGAATTTGTTGGTATTGAACAAGAATCACAAAAATTTAGAATTAAAAATAATGATTGAAGCAGTAATATTAATTAGTCTTATCAGTAATAACCTATTAAATATCAATCCGGTTTATAACTGGTTACTGAATACATTAAATCTAAATCATAAACCTTTCAACTGTACCACGTGCTTGAGTATGTGGTTAAGCTTGGCTTATGCTTTAGTTGCAGTTTTATACATGGCGAAGCCATATGTATTTATTGCCTTACCATTTATAACACCTTTTGTTGCCAGCGCAATTGATAGGTGGTATAATGCCCTTCCAATAAAGTTTTAATGAAGTACTATAGATTAACAGGTAATGAGTTTAGAAAGGGTTTTAAACGTTTTAAAATCATTTGGAGTGATGATGAATCCTTACCTACGGCAACTTCAATAGGTATATCAGGATATTCTAATACATATAAAAACTTTACCTATAGACAGGATACCAATTCAATTCAAAGCATTACCAGATCGGAGTATTGGGAGTATGAAAAGAAGTTTAGAGAGCACCAGCCGGAAGCAGAAAAAAGAAAGAATGAGATATTAACAGACTTCTATTTAACTGGTAGGGTTGCAGGTGAATACTTTGGTATCTTTTCTGATTCAAGTACTAATCCGGTTAAGCTTTATATCAAGAAGTATCTTAAGATGAATCATCTGGATTTTGAAAATGAACTATTAGATGATTGCTATAATGAAGCCTTTATGCATTTAGCGAAGATCAAGCCGGAAAAGATAATTCACATGTATGAGACTAATAAAAGTCACTTAGTAGCTCTAACATTAAGAATAATCATTTGGCAGTGTTTCAGTGTTGATAAGCGGTATCCAAAACCTACTAAAATTGCAAAGATGGTTCAGTATGCATCAGCATTTGATATTAATAACTTTCAGATTCAAACATCAGAAATACATACGGATATGGCTAATGATAATGTTACTCAAACTCAAGAACTGATTATATATGATGAACCATATGAACCATCAAAATTTGAATTGATGTATGGTTTTGAGGTGGAAGATATTATAGATGACTTGAGTGATGATGATAAAGGATTATTCTATTATATGTTAGATAATAAAAAGTTTCATCATACTATCAGTGATAAGGCAAAGGAAAGACTTAAGCCGGAGCACTACGAAGCTGCAATGAATTTAGAGAGCCGGATAAAAGAGATTAAAAATAAATTAACCAATGACAGATAAAGAATTATTCGAGGCGTTACAGCCCTTAAAAGATGCTATAGAAGAATATATAGCATCAGATAGGAACGGTGGTAATGTAACCAGCTATCAAGTTCAACTGATGAAAAATCTTTACCCTGTAATAATAACTAAAGTTGAAGGATTATCAAATCAATTCAACAGTGGGTGCGGAGCTTGTATTAAAACAACCTTCGATGCTTACACAAACTTATATTATAAATTAAAAGAAGATGAATAAAGAAGAAAATAAAAAGATGATTAAACATTTAGAAATAGCAAGTGAGTATATAAATTTTTGTATTGGTGGTTTAATTATTACACCTAATAAACCTATTTACAGAAATTCAGAAGAATTTGGTGAGTATGCTGTAACAATGGATAAGAATACAATTGCAGAAGTGATTGATATGTACGCTAATAAGGCGGTAGAAGAATTAAATACATTTTGCGCTAAAATGAAAGATAAATTAAAAGAAGATGAAAATGATTAAAAGATTATTAAGCTTCATTAAAAGCTTATTCACGTCTGCACCAGTTGCAGTACCAGTTAAACCAGAACCTAAACCAGAGATAAATAATTTCGATTATTCAATATTTGTAACTACTCCAAATTATCTAACCAATGATTCAGTATACATTATTGTAAATGATAAGCGGTATCAATGCGAGGTTATTAATTCAACATTGAACGGTAAGAAAGTAGTTCAGGAAATTAAAGTAAAATACAGTAAATAAAAAAAGAGGGAATTAAATCCCTCTTTCCATTTGTTAGAACTCAATCTTAAAAACGAGTTTCAAAGATTTAATTCCCAAAAAATTTAATATACATCTAATCATTGTCTGTTATGCGCTTTTGTTAATAACGCAATTTTTTAATTATGCAGCGCAACAATGACGGATTATATATCTAATGCAAATATAGTAAATTATTTTTTATCAGCGATATTAAATGATCTTTTGAAGTGTCCCAAATGTTCTAAGGTTTTAATTGTGGTAAAGGTATAATCATCTTCTAACCTTTTAAATACCAGTGTGTAACCAGCATCTACAAACCGTGCCAATTCAATTATATAATCATTTGCCATATCATTATATAATAAGTCTTCAATTGTTTCTAAACAAAATCGTATTTCTTTCTTTGCTTTCATCCACCTAAGATATTAAAAAAGCTTCACACGTAATATTTATTCTAAAATAGAAAAGTATAGAATATGGCACGTCCAAAAGGATTACCTAAAACAGGTGGGAGACAAAAAGGTACACCAAATAAAAATGATGCAGAGCAAAAAGCATTCATTACAAAATTCCTTTCCGAGTATATGGATTCAACCGGATTATATCAAGATTGGAAAGAACTATCTGCATTCCAGAGAACTATGTTATTTGAAAAGTTCTTAGGTAGAACTGTAGCTAATAAAGCTGCAATTAAAGTTGAAGGAGAATTAGAAGTTAACCACGGGGGAAAGATCACAATTGATTTCAACTTTGGTGATAAAGATGTTGATGATGATATGAAGAATATTATTGATAATATCTAAGAGTGAGTGAGAAATGATAAGTGAGTTTAGTAGCAAAGTTTGATTTTAAAAAACCACATAAGAACCAGTTAGCAATTCTTAAGAGCCGTGCAAGATTTGTTACGGTGATGGCAGGTAGAAGATTTGGAAAGACTGAATGCATGTATATGCTTTCAATCTTGACTGCTGCTAAGGGTAAGAGGGTATTCTTTATTTGTCCTACGTTTAAACAATGTCGAGACTGGTATAAAAATATTATATCAAAGATTCCAAAAGAAGTATTAGGTGATACTAATAAAACTGATTTAACAATTGAGTTTGTTAACGGTGGTGTAATTAAATTCTTTTCAGGTGAACCGGATGCTATAGAACGTTGCAGAGGTTACGAAGCAGAATTAGTTGTGATAGATGAGTTCTGTAATATCTCACAGCAGAACTATGTTTTCTATGATATTGTAAGACCTTTAGTAGCTACTACTGGTGGTAGAGTATTTCTAATTAGCACCCCTAAGGGAACTGGAAATTTCTTTTTTCAAGCGTTCCTAAAAGGCAAGCATAATCAAGATGGTTTTGAATCCTTTAAATTCTCATCACTTGATAATCCTTTCTTTCCGGTTGAAGAATATAACCAGATTAAAGCAACTACACCTGCAATCACATTTGAGCAAGAGTATGACAGTAACCCACAAGCGAACCAGAGCAACCCGTTTAAAGAAGCTGATATAAACCGGAATGTAATAACAGAGCTAAGTACAGAGCCAACGGTAGTTTATGGAATTGATATTGCTAAAGGTGCAAGTGCTAATAGTGATGCTACATGTATAATCGGTTTAGATGCTAATGGAAATCAAACTTACTTTGATAGGTTCAGGATTAATGATTATGATACCCAATATCAAAAGATAGTTAATCTACCATATCCACAAGCTTTGAAGGTAATAGATTCAAGTTCTTTCAGTGCTGGTTCAGTTATCTATGAGCAAGTAAGGAATGCAGGTTTCAATGTTACTGGTTTTGAATTCACAGCTAAGAGTAAAGCACCTATGATTTATAAGTTGGTTGCTGCTGTAGAAAAGAATGAAGTTAAGTATGTGGAACAAGTAGCTGATGAAATGAAAACATTTGAAATGAAGTATTCAGATAAAAGCAATACAGTATTCTTAGCTGCACAATCTGGATATAATGATGATACTATTGCAGCCTTAGGTATGGCACATTTATTTCTTCAACGTGCAGCACCTAATCAGAATTTCTTATCATCCTTTGGTTTCGGCTAAACATAATATTTAAAATATGAAGCTGATAAATAAATTACCTAAAAGCTATGATGAACTTAGTTTAGGAAAATATATTAAAATTATTAATAAAGTACTGGTAGAACGTCCCGATGAAATGGATGTTGAAGATTGGAATATACGTATTAATCTTACTATCCTATCAATATTATTAGATGTGCCTGTAGCTGAATTAGAGCACCTACCAGCAGTTGAAATTATAGAGTTGATACAAAGTGTCCAATACCTAGAAAGTCCAGCAGAAGCCACTAAAACCAGCTTAGAATTAAAAGCATTAAAAGAGTTTGATTATATAGATTATGCCAGCTATCAAAAGCTTAGAACTAATCTTTGGAACAATGCACCGGAGATACTAGAGATGATAGTTAAGAATAAGAGTAAAGAAGAAATAGAACAATTAAACGTACTTGAGGTTGCAGGATGTTTTTTTACATTGAACAGATCAATCAAGAAATCTATGATAACTATGCTGTTCACCTTATCGAAGCAAGTGATGAAGAACTCACTGATTCAGAAGATGAAGAAAATAACAAAGGTGTTTTAGCAACCCTGAATAAGGAACTTGAAAGAGACTATCAAAAGAATTGGGGAAACTTAGCATTAGCTAAAAATGTAGCTAAAGAATTTAATGAGAGTTTCTTTTTTGTACTTCATAAACCAGCTACAGAGGTATTAACACTTGCTATGATGTTGAAGGATGAAGTTCACCTGATAGAATCTAAAATGAAAAAGTAAATGGATAACTTAAAACAGGCCACGAAGAAAAGTATTTATGAGAACAATGTATCAAAGTTAGATGCATTGGGTACAGGCAAAGGTGATTATGAACCTGCTGATGTGTTCAGTGCTGCTGAATCAGTAGTTGCTGATTTTATTGAGAGGGTTAAAACTAACCTCAATTCTACTGATATGATAGTTACCGGAGCTATAGATGATTTAAGTATGGAAGTTACCGATACTGGTATAAATATACTGGGGAATCCTTACTTGTTGTACCAAGATGAAGGAACTAAAGGGACTGAATCATCAGCTAAAGCACCAGATTCAAGGTTTCGCTATACTACAAAGATGCCGCCCACACAGCCCTTTTATGACTGGATATCGAGAAAGAATCTTAACCTTCGGAATGAGGAATATATGGGTGGTAAACCATCACCATTTGAAGAGTTTGACGAAGAAAAAGCAAAGAAAAAACTTGCTTGGGCTATGGCTAAAACTGTTTATAAGGAAGGTTTCAAACCACAACCTGTTTTCTCAAGGGAGATTCCACAATTGATAGATGATTTAACTGATGTATTAGGAGCGTTTACACAAGATATGATTACTTCTAGTATCAGGAATCAGTACGGTGAAGATATTTTTAAACGCAAGAAATAAACCTGAAAACATATAATCTATAAGTAAATAGATATAATGATTTCAACAGTTAAAACACCAGCATTATTTTCACCTGCTTACAATCCTTTGATCTTTCAGGTTACAAGCAATAATGCCAATATAAAAGGCTTTGATGTTAAAGTTTATGATGCTGATTCTAATGCTTTAATTTCTTCAAGCAAAGTAACACCAGCACCTAACTATCCAACTGGTATATATTTAAACCTATCTGATGTGCTTAAAAATTATGTATCACCAGAGCTTAATACATCCGGTGCATTCATTTCTAAAGTTCCGAACCTGTACCAGAGCTATAAGGTAACGGTTACTGAAAGGGTTCAATCAGGTGCTAATATTATTGATGGTGCTTCAACTAATTTTGATAATAAAACCTTCACGGTATGGAATGCAGAACTGGATAGAGTAAGCTTTAGCAACTATAGTAAAGATAGATATGTGGTTAACCTTACCACTAACAAAGCTCAATACCTTACCAATAAACCAAACATATCTGATGTATCGGAAACCTCTAGTGAGTACCTGTACTTTTTACATGCAGGAACTGCATCTAAGATCAAACTTTCTACTTATGGTTATAATGGTGTAATGCTTAACGCTTATACTTATAATGTTCCTACACCTACCGCAAGCGATTCTAAAGCATTTAGATTGAACGTTGCACCAAAAGTATTATCATCAGTATTAGGTGTGAATGTAGCTACGCTTGGGAGCTATAAAGTAGAAGTGCTAAATAGTGCTGATGCTGCAATAGTTGAAAGAAAGTATTACCGGATGAAAAGTAATAAACATTATCAGCAGGTGGTAAACATTCACTTTGTAAATACTTTGGGAGCACTTGAAACTTTCCAGTTTTTCAACCCACGTGAAAGTATTGAAGTAAGTAAAACCACAATAAAGAAGCATCCCTTCAAGCTGGATTCATCCGGTACATATTCAGATATAAATAATGGTGTATTCAATGCTGATGAAGAAATATTAAATGTTAATAGCAAGGCAAATTATAGAGTAATTACAAATCCTTTAACTGATGCTGAATCTATTTGGTTAAAAGAATTGATTGCATCAAAGCAGGTTTATGTTGAATTAATATCTGGTGCTTTAGTTCCGGTGATGATTAAGAATAACAATTACAATGTTCTGCTTAAAAAATATTCAGGTGGTAAACTAAACAGGCTTGAACTAGAATATAGTGTTGCTGGTGGTATTATTCCTACCAATGAATCCTTTTATGGCTATGGTGGAAATGATTCATCACAAATAATAACACTTGATATTGATACCACACCAGAACAAAGTGATGTAATTATTTATCACGATTCAACTAATGGTTCAGTAATAATTTAAGGTTAAGATGGGAAAAGAAATATTGAATAAAACGATATTAAATAATAATATAACCTTAAGTGTAACTGATAAAACACCACTTATTAAGGGGCAACTATTGGTAAAACAAAATGCAACGGGTGGTTATCTGGTTAATTTACCTGCTGGAATGAAAGGTGCAGCACCAGTATTTACTGAACCACATTCTGAAACCCTTATTCAATGGGTTAATGATGATTTTGGTACGTTCGTGTGGAGTGAATTAAATGAAGGGATTATTTACAGTGGTGGTACTGGTGGTGGAGGTACAGGTAATGATACCCTGCATTCAGTTACCAGTAGGGGTTCAGGAACTGGTAACAATGTTACCTTTTCCGGTACATCTACCTTTTCCGGTACTTTAAAGATACCTAGTATAAGCGGTGGTACAATTAGCCTGTATTCAAGTTTGGGAATGTCTACCGGATATACTGCACCAACATCTTCAACCTTAAGCCAACAAGGAGACGTAGTAATAACTAATCCTGTTAACGGTCAAGGGCTGGTATTTTCCGGTGGTACTTGGTCAAATCAAACAATAGTATTATCAGGTTCAGGTTCAGTTGATCTATCAGGATATTATACAAAGGTTCAATCAGATGCTAAATATCTAACAGGTTATACTGAAACAAGCAGTTTACAGGATGTGGTGAACCGTGGCAATACAGCTACATCACTAACCATTACAGGTAGCTTAAGAATACCATCATCAACAGGTGCAGTAGCTTTATATGCTTCAACAGGACTAACTACAGGTTATACACCACCATCTAATCTAACTGGTTACCTGATTGATCTGCTTGATACAAATATTGTTGCACCTCAAGAAGATCAGATACTGCAAATGAAAAGTGGTAAGTGGAAAAATGTAAGCTTGAATCTAAATTTTGATACTTCAAATTTCTATACTAAAGCTCAAGCTGATGGAAAGTATTATTCAAGTTCTAACCCATCAGGTTATATAAGTTCATACAGTGAAACAGATACTTTGGCTTCTGTTACTGCCAGAGGTGCAACCAGTAATTCTAATATTACATTGGGAGGTGTGGTAAACATTATTAATAAGCTAATCATACCTAGTACTGGTGGAGCTAGTGTTACTTTGTTTGCAACTACCGGATTAACTACAGGATATACAGCACCAGTTATTACTGCTTTATCATCTTTAACTGATGTGCAGCTTACAAATATTTCAACTGGTCAGGGCTTGATCTGGAACGGTTCAAAGTTCGTGAATCAAAATATTACGGTTGATCTATCAAATGTTTATAGTAAAACAGAAGCTGATGCTAAGTATTATTTAAAAACTAATCCTAGTGGTTATCTATCAGCTATAAGTTCATCTTTAGTTACTACTGCATTGGGATATACACCAGTTAATCCTGCTTCATTGGGTGCTGCTGCTTATTTGGGAGCTAGTCAGGTAGCCGGAGCTAGTACTTTAGTACAGAGAGATACTAACGGCTATATACAGAACTCATATTTTTATACATCAGGTGGTGGTTCTGAAAGAAATAGTTCAGGATTACAATACATAGCAGGGTTTAATTCAAGTGATTACTACATTAGAAGCTATAATTCAACTGCTTTAGCTTCAATGTTAGGCTTAGGTAGTGGTGCGTATAACGATAAAACAAAGCTTTGGAGCGCAACACATCCTAATGATTTTTATATTTCTAACTCTTGGGATGGTACTTACTGGCAATTAACCAGCAATCACGGTAGTGCAGTAAATGTTGGAAGGGCTAATACTGCTGGTTCTGTTGCTTGGGCTGGTATTACCGGAAAACCTACGTTAATTGCTGGTGATACTTCTAATAATTTTTCTGCTGCTAACTATTTTATAACAAATCAAGGTGGGTATTCAGGTGCTTTAAGCAGTGCAGCATTGCAAGTGTATAGTAATAGTAACAATGCTGCCTTTATGAGTTTTCACAAGGGCGGTTATTATGCCGTGAATATGGGATTGGATGCTGACAACGTATTTAGAATTGGTGGGTGGTCTGCTGCTGCTGATAGGTTACAATTGGATATGAGCGGAAACTTAACGGTAGCTGGTAAAGTAACTGCAACCAGTATCAAAATTGGTAATGTTACTTTATATTCAGTGTAATTAACATGGGTTCCATGAACCCATGCTATTATTTTGCTAAACGTAATATTTAATAGAAAAGAATATTATGGCAGCCGGAGCAAATCAATACAGACCTGAAAAATTAGTTATAAGTGGTGCAACAGTAGTTGAACATTCAATTGCAATTCCAACTACAACAGAAGCTGCTTTAAAAGCACGTTTCTTTTTGGATAAAATATATCCGGTTAGTACACCTGCTGGTGATGGATTCATAGGATTGAATGCCGTTAATTCAAATAACTATCATCTGCATAACACCAATAAAATAGGTTCACTTAGATTTTCAGGATTTAGTATTACACCACAATTGCAATATGTAGCTTATGTAGATGCAGGACTTAATACTAAAGGTTCTGGTGGAATTTTAAATGTTGAAGGTGGTGTTGGAGCATTAACTATTCACGGCCTGTTTACATCTTCTTATTTTGCGCCAAACACAGCAAACTATATTGAAGTAAATGGTTCATTGTATTCTGTTGGTGCTACTGCTGCCAACACTGAAACGGTACTTAACCTAGTATATGAAGGTGGTAAGAGAAATGATTTATTATATCTAAAAGCGGTTGTAGTTAATCCAGAGGGTACATATACCTCAAGTATATATCCACATTATTTAGATATCGTTCCTTATACGATGCAATATTCTTATGATAATGCTTCTAGTGCTGTTGCAGGTGTTTTTAATGGTGCTAATGGGAGCGGTGCATTTACTTATGATGTTTATCCAGAGGTTAGCCCGAATGCTTTAACAATTGGTAGCCGGATATATAGAGATATGGATGGTATTATAGGTGCTAACGCTGGTTACTATGCCTATAATGGCAAGTGGTATAAATTAGGTTCAGGTTTATACGGTGAAGGTTATGTGATTGATATGGATGTATACGGTACTTACCACTATGGAGACCCTGAATACAATACAGTTTATGAAGAAATTGAAATATATGCTTCTAGTGATTCTTATCCGGCTGGTTGTTATTATCCTCAAAATAACATTTATCATATTTATAGATCACCTGATACAGGTAAATACTACTCAAGTAATGCAGATACAGAACAGTATAATTTTGTGTTACCTAATGGGTATTATTACACACCTAGTGGTGTTTTCTATCAAATTGCAAACGGTCTATTATTTAATACTTACAATTGCAGTAACTTCTAAATAAAAAAAGGGAACTACATGTTCCCTTTCTTATTATTAAAATATTTTAATGTTTAAGCCTTAGCTGCTTTAGGTTTGTTTGATTTATTTGTAGTTCCTGCTGCTCTACCTCTTTTTGGTTTGTTTAAAGAATTGATATAATCAATAATTGTTTTATTGTCAGTATATTTTTTAAGATTCGATTCTGCTTCTGCAAGCTGTTTTGTTTTTTCTTCAATTTCTGTTTTTAGGTTTTCAACATTACCTCTTAATAATTCTTCAATTGATTGTGCCATAATATCTAGTTTTTAATTTGATTTCTTATGCAATGATAATAAAGAATTATCAAAACATAATATTTAAATTAAAAGATGAATACCAATTTCAAAATATTTTTAGTTCAGCCTACCGGATATGCAGAATTAGATGTTGAAGGTTTAGATTTTAATACTACATTTTCAATCACAGATATATCTGATATATCGAGCCGTAAGGATACCATATCAAAGAATATTACTTTAAAAGCTACTGCAAACAATAATAGAATATTTGGAAACCTGTATGATTTGAATAGATATACAGATGAAGAATTACCGGAGCAACTATACTATAATTATATCCCAAATAAAGAAGTTGAAGCACTGGTTTATGAAGATGGTACATTATTATTCAGAGGTACACTAAGAATTTATGAAATTGTTTTAAATCCTGATGGAACTATTACTTATCAAGCAATCATTACCGGATTACTCAAGGGATTTTATAATAGGTTAGGTGATAAATTCTTAACTGATTTAAGCTTTTCAGGTCTAACACATACGTACACAGTAAACAATATCTTTAATAGCTGGTCAAATAATAATCAAACGTACTTATATCCGTTTGTTGATTATGGTGATAAAACGAATGTTACTGGTACTGATGTAAACAAAGTACACGTTACGAATTTTAGACCTGCCATCTACGTTAAAGAGTATTTAAAACAAATATTTAATCAACCTGATTTATCTGGTTATACATTTACTATCACTGGTGATACCAGTTTTATAGGTGATTTTGATAAACTTATAATATTGAATGATGAACAATCATTTAATCAGGTTTCACAGGGTTCATACCTAATGACATTCACCAAATCTTCTAATACTACTAATGGAGGTGCACGTATTGTACCAAGTGATGGTCAATTATACAGAGCTGTTAAATTCAATACCCTTTCAAATGCCTTAAACTTAGTTACACCTAACACAACTAACTATTTCGGAGAAACTAATAATATCTTCAAATGGAATAGAGATGTAACCAGTGATATTGAGATATCGCTTAATGTGTCATTCAGTAATTCAAATGTTAGACCTATCAACGCCTTTTTCAGATTTCAGGAAAGAAATGTAGGTATCACTGGTTCAGAATATGATAGCCAATATAACTGGAATACCATAACAGAATCATTTATTGGTGTAGTAGCTGGTGGTGGTGGTACAATAAATAAAACACACACTTTTACAATACCTAGTAGGGAGTATCAGATAGGAAAGGAATTTTCATTAATACTTTTTTGTCAAGGTGAGAATGTAGATTTATTAAGTCAAAGTTTCCCGTTTACAATTGGTGCAGGTACATTAAAAACACCATCTGAGGCAACCAACAAAGCAACATACAGTGTTGAACTAGGTGATACTGTAACACCTTCACCTATTTCGGGTGTGAAACAAAAGGAATTTATTAACAGTCTTACTAAACTTTTCAATTTATATGTAGATGCTGATACAGAAAATCCTAAACATTTTATATTTCAACCTTATGATTTTTACTACAGGTTAACACAGCAAAACATTTTAGCTAGTTCTGGTATCAGTTGGACTGATAAAATAGATTATAATAAAGGTTTAACTGTAAAACCAGTAACAGATATATCTAAAAAATATACGTTCAACTACAAAGAAGATAATGATTATTTGAATGAGCTATATAAAAATAAATATGGTGAGGTATACGGAAATTATACTTTGACAGATAACGGTGGTTTCAATGATGAAAAGAAAATTGAATTATTGTTTGCATCAACACCAGTTGCAGCAGTAAATGATACTGGTAGAATCTATCCTTTAATTCATAAGCTGGATTCAGGTAATAGAAAAATTGGATATAAAAGTAAGCCGAGAATATTGTTTTATAATGGTACTGCTAATTGCTTACCTTATCAAATTGGTAGAATGTCTTATACTGGTGATACCTATTCATTCACACCACAACCACCAATACCTTTTACAGATAGTTTTAAGTTTACCATTTATCCTAATGTTTCACACTTGAGATATGATATGTTCAATAATCCGGCTTCTGATTTAAACTTTGGAGCTGCTAGAGAATATTTTTTAAACTCTAACATAAATATTTTTGAACTACCAAACTCATTTACAAAATTCTATGGTAAGCAAATAGATGAAATGAGTGATGCAAATATTAGAATTATTGAATGTGATGCAATCCTGAATAATCTGGATATTGCAAATCTTGATTTCAAAGTTCCTATATACATTGATACAAAATATGGTTCTGGATATTACAAATTACTAAGTGTCGATTACTCAAGCAGTAATGAACCTGCATCTATCAAAGTTCAAAGAATCAAAATAGTTTAATTAAGAGGCTTCTAACATGGAAGCCTTTTTTATTAACACATATAATCTATGAGTAAAGAACATAGATATAATGTCAGAAAATAATAAGCAAATAGTATTAGGTCTAAATATTAATGGTACTGATGAAGTTAAAAATGCAGTTTCAGAAGTAAAAAAATTAGGTGATGCTTTAGAAAAAACGGGTAAGCAAGATGTAGGTGTTGGAAATATTAAAAATTTTAAACAACAGATCAAAGAAGCTACTCAAGCTGCACAAGCATTACAACAAGCCGGAAAAGAGAATACAGAAGAATTTAGAAAAGCAGTTACCACAATTGCAGAGCTTCGAGATCAACAAGATTCATTAAATAAAACTGTATCTGCATTCAATCCAGATAACAAGTTTGCATCCATATCAAAATTTGCTAGTGCCGGAGCTAGTGCAATCGGTGGTATGGTGGGTGCAACAGAGCTATTAGGGTTATCATCAGCAACAGCAGAAGATGCTATTAAGAAAATGGTAGCAATTCAGGGTATTGTTGGAATGATTGATTCAATGGCAGACCTTAACGATTTCTACAAAGCATTTATTTTGAAGTTAGGTGTGGGTACTGCTGCTAAGAATGCAGATACCGTTGCCACGGGTGCACAAGTAGTTGCTACTAATAGTGCTACAGTTGCTACAAATGGCTTAGGATTAGCTTTTAAGGCGTTAGGAATAGGTTTAATTGTGGGTGCTATAGTTCTATTGGTTTCAAATTTTGAAGCTATTAAGAACGTTGTAAGCAGGTTTTTGCCCGGACTAAAGTTAATGGGAGATTTATTTATAAAGATAACTCAAACAGTAACAGATTTTGTAGGGGTAACCAGTGCAGCAGAAAGAGGTTTAGATAGATTAACCAGTGCAACCAATAGAAATAATCAAGCGATTGATAACGGTATTAAATTACTGGAAGCTAAGGGTGGGAGAGAAGCACAAATTTATCAACTATCTGAAAAGCGTATCAATAATGAATTAAATCTTCTACGGGAAACATTAAAAGTAAAAGGTACTCTTTCAGCAGAAGATCAAAAAAGATTCAAAGAACTAAAGCTTCAACAGGAAATTGATAAGATTGAAGAAAAGAAAAGGATTGATGAAGTAAATAAACAAGCTGCTGAAAAAAGAAAAGCTGAATCCGATAAGATAAAAGAAAAGCAAAAAGCAGATGCAGCCCGAGCCAAAGCAGAAGCGGATAAAATTAAGGAAAAGCAAAAAGCAGATTTAGCATTAATTAAACAATCTACTGATGCAGCTAATAAAGTTGTAGCTGATGCAAACAGGACTGCCAGAGAGAAAGAATTAAATGAGCTGGAACTTAAGTATAAAGATGAAATAGCACTAGCTAAAAAGTATGGTAAAGATACATCTGTACTTACTAATGCTAAAGGTGTTGAAGCATCCGCAATTAATAATAAATATGATAGTCAGGATGCTATCAATAAAGCTAATAATGTTCTATCTGGTGCTGAAACAGGTTTAGTTAATGCTGAATCTAATGCTATAAATGAAAATGATTCACCGGAAACAGCAACTGCTAAAATTGAAGCTATCACATCTGCTAAATTGAATGCTGAAAATGCTGCTTTTGAGCTTAAGAAACTTCAACTGGTAGGACAAAAAGAACAATTAGCCTTACTTGAAGCAGATCACCAGCAAAGAATAACAGATATCAATCAAGAAAATGCTGATGTAAGAAAAGAAATAGCTGATAAAGAGACTGAATACAGGAAATCACAATTAAATGAAGTAGGTGCAACACTGGATGCTGCTGCATCCATGTTCAGTGAAAATACCGTAGCATATAAAGGTTTAGCTATTGCAGGTGCAACTATGAATGCTTACAAAGGTATTACAGAAGTTTTAGCATCACAAAGTGTATTAAAAGAACCGTATGGAAGTATCGCAAAAGGTATATCTGCTGCTGCTATTGGTGCTAATGCTTTTAAACAAGTTAAAGCTATTTCAAGTGTACAGATTAAAGGTAAATCAGGTGGTGGAGGTGGTGCACCATCATTTAGTGCACCTATAATTAATTCAACTATTCTACAAAAAAATAATAGTGGTTCAAGTGATATTGTTGATGCAGTATCTAAACAAAATAAAGAACCTGTTAAAGCTTATATAGTTCAAAAAGATTTAACATCTAATCAAGCGAAAGAAGATTTTTATAATCAGCAATCAAGTTTGTAAATCAATTAAGAGGCTTCTAACATGGAAGCCTTTCTTATTTCCGGTACACGTATTATGTATAGGAAAATGAGAAAGAAAAGTTTACCACTAATTGATTTAAAAATTAATCCTGATGATGGTTCTTATGTATCAGCTATTGCATTAGTAAATGCACCTGCAATTGAAATTGATTTTCTTCACTTCAATAAACAACCTATTAAACAATTCTTCACCAGTGATGATGAAAGATTTCTTTTGGGATACGCTATGACACCTGATATACCCATATACAGGTATTCAGAAGAATTTGGTGAGTATGCAGTAAAGTTTGATAAACAAACTATCAAAGAAATAGCACAACATTTCAGTAAAAAAGGCTTAAACAATGCTTTCAATATTGAGCATTCAAAACAAGATGCTGGAAGCTTTATGTGGCAAAGTTGGATAGTTGATGAAGCTAAAGGTATATCTGCACCTAAGGGATTACCAAACATAGACGGTGGGTGGATTTGCGGTTGTACAGTTACTGATGATGCTGTTTGGGCAAAGATTAAATCTGGTGAAATTAAAGGTTTTTCAATTGAAGGATTATTTGATTTTATAGATACAGAAACCAATGTAGTATTAGAACTACATAGTAAAACTACTTCTGCATTTGATAAAAACCTAAATGATTTCCTGAATGATTTCAAAGAATTATTAATAGAAAACAGGTAACGTATTATATATAGGAAAAGAATAATTAAATGAGCAAAGTAAATAAAGTTAACACAGTAATAAACAGCTTTACTAAAATGATGAAAGAAGCATTCGGTGATGTTGAAAAAGTTGAAACAATTGTTGCAGAGACTTTCAAAACTATGAAGGTAAAAGATACTGATACAATTTTAGAATTTCCATCATTAGAAAAAGGTTCACCAGTATCAATTAGTTCAGCAGAGGGTTCAGTACCTGCATCAGATGGTGAATATGTACTTGAAGATGATACTTTGATGAGTGTAAGAGATGGTGTGATTGCAGATTTTGTATTACCAGTTGAAGCACCAGTTGAAGATGAAGTATTAGCCGAGGAAGCACCAAAAGAAGCTGAATCAGTTGATGCACCAGCAGAAGATACAAAGGTTGCTGAATTGGAAGAAAGAGTAAAACAATTAGAAGAATTGATTAAAGGTCTACCTACTAATGAAGCTTTATCAGCATTTAAAACTGATGTAGAAAAAGTAGCAGAAGATATTGATTCAAAAATTGAATTACTATCAAAAGTACCAACAGAATTATCAAATGATAGACGAGTTGAAGTAAAAGAAAACGAACTAGATAAATACACAAAGCTTGCTGAAATGTACAGCAAGAAATAATAATTAAAAATAAAAATAAAAAACAAATATAAAAATGGCATACGATATTACAGCGTTACCAGCTTTCCAAACTCAAGGAAAAGCTTTAGTGATTCAGGCAATTCTTGAAGCACAAACAATTAAATTATTAACCAGTGCAGGTTCATTTGACCCTACAGCTAAAGGTGATAACACAGTACAATTAATGGCTGCTAATACAGTAATTCAAGATGGTTCTACCTGCGGATTTAATGCTATTGGTGGTGTTGCTTTGGCACAAGCTATTCTTTCAATTAAACCGCTAAAGGTTAATGAAGTTTATTGTGAGAGAGAATTAGAAAAAACTTGGGCTGTAGGTCAATTACAAAAAGGTCAAACATATGATTCATTATCATTCCTTACTGATATTACTGCAATTAAAACTAAAGATATTTCTGCGAAAGTTGAAGATATGATTTGGAAAGGTGATGTTACTTTAACTGGTGATACTACTTTGAGCCGTATGGATGGTTACTTGAAAAAAATCAAAGCTGGTGCTTACTTAGCATTATCTGGTGCTACTTCTGGTGCTACTGGTGTAATTGCAAAATTACAAGCTGGTCACCTAGCTATGCCAATTGTGGTAAGAGGTCAAGAAGATTACAGAATCTTAATTGGTAAAGATGTACACGATGCTTATGTAGCTGAATTAGCTTCTAAGAATCTATTCAATCCATCTGCTGATAATACTTTATTCGGTACTACTGCAAAATTTGAAGTGGTTAACGGTTTAAACGGTGGTCACGCTGTATACACTAGAATGCAAAACTTGACTGCTGGTGGTGAAATGACAGATATTGATTTTAAATCTTGGTTTTCAGAAGATGATGACAACTATAAAATCAAAGCTAATTTTAGTTTAGGTGCTACACCAATTGCAATTAACAACATAGGTTACGTAAAAGTAGCATAATAAATAGATGTAACGGGCTAACAACATGGTTAGCCCTTTTAACATCCTAGTATAAGGAGAATAAATATAATGGGCTTAACAGTTTATGGTAGAGAAGCAGGAAAGAATACTAAATCAGGTGTAAAATCTGATGTGTATTTAATTGCTCACACCGACTTAAAAAATGCTTCTGGTAAAACTGAAACTTATTCAACTGCTGTTAGTGGTTTGATTACAGAAATAGGTATTGCTAGTGCATCCACTAAATTCGTGAAATACGGTGCAGTAGTTGGTCAAAATGGAATTAAAGAAGAATACATACATAACGATGGTGATAATTCTTATGATATAAATAAGGAATTAACTTTCTCACTATCAAACGTGGGTACAGTTGAAGGTAAAAAAGCAGTTGAAGATTTAATATCTAATCCGGTTGCTGCTTTAGTACAATTAAGAAATGGTGTGTGGGTTGCTTTTGGCTTAAACGGTCAAATGATGGCTAAAAATATGTCCGGTAGTGTAGATTCTGGTAGCAATGGCAGAACAATTACTTTATCTGGAAGTGATGAACATTTTCTTCAAGTTGTAGACCCTTCAATTATTGCAGGTTTGATTGCTTAATTAGAAATAATTAAGAATAAAATATTAAAGCTTTCACTTCTGGTGAGGGCTTTTTTTATGCCTTAAAATCTCGAAACGTAATATATAATATTAAAGAGAATGATACAAATTAACAAAGCATTATCAGAACAAAAACTTATTCTAACTCTAACAGAATTAAGTACAATCATAGCACCAAAGTATTTGATGGTAATGAAAGTAGATGCTGATGGTGATGTATTTAAAATATTCTTACCTGCTAACGTATCACCACATATTGCAAGATATGATGCATTCATAATTGACACTGATGTATTTATTAATATGCCGGAGGGCATGTATACTTATTCAGTATATGAATCTGCAAGTGATAATGAAAGTACTGATGAATCACAATTTGGTGAACCAGTTGAAGTAGGAAAATTAAAAATAATTGGTGTGAAATCTGAAACTGAAATCATTGCACCAATAAGAAAAGACGAGTATATAATTTATAAATAATAATGATTAACAATGAAGAAAATAAAAATCTTAATTCACTAATTACTTTTGCAAGAAGTGTAACACCTTTACCAATTGAAAAAGTACAGAATAATAGTGATGATAAGTGGGTACTTTGGGGTGATGACAATTTATACGCAAATTTTCTATTAAGAATATTTTCGCAATGTTCACTGCATAGATCAATAACCAGTTCAAAGAAAGATTATTTACTTGGTGATGGTGTTGTAACTAAAAGTGATGGTGCTGATGCTAATTTTAATATTCATCCGGTAGACAGTTTAGAAGACATAATTCAAAAGGTAGTATTTGACTATAATATATTCAATGGTTTTGCTTTAGAAGTTCAATATGATAAGCTTACAAACAAGCCTCTATATTTTACACATATACCATTTCATCACGTTAGAACCAATAAATCTAAAACTAAGTTTTGGGTGTGCGAAGATTGGCAATCAAAGAAAAATATTCTAAGCTATGATAGATGGATTAAAGGGAGTAATGAAGACCGGAGATCAAAGATTTATTATTTCGCTGGTTATGTTCCGAGTGTAAATACTGTATATCCTACGGTAAGTTATCAAGCCGGAATAGAAAATATGGTATGTGATATAATGGTTAACACCTTTATCAAAAATTCATTAGAGAATGGATTCTCACCAGCACATATTATATCATTTTTTAAAGGTGAACCAACATCTGAAAATGCTAAAGAATTTGCAAAGAAATTCAAAGCAATGTATTCGGGTGCAGAGGGCTTAAAATATGTTTTAAGTTATAATAACGCTGCTGATAAAAAAGTTGAAGTTGATTCAATTGGTGTAGAAGATTATTCTGGAAAATTAGATTTTGCTGATAAGAATAATGAGAAGCAGATTTTAAGTGTACACAATGCTACATCTAAATTATTATTTGGCTTAGCTACTGCTGGTCAATTGGGTGGAAATACCGAATTAGAAACAGCTTATCAAATCTTCAAACAAGTTTGGGTTAAGAATAATAGAAACATTGTTGAAAACGGTTTAAATAAATTATTTTCTGATGCAGGTTTGCCACTTATTGAGTTCAAAGATAAGTCTACTTTATTTTCAACTGAATTAGAAACTTCAACCCGAGAGAAAGTTTTAACCATTGATGAATTACGTTCAATTGATGGAAAAGAAGCCTTACCAAATGGTGCAGGTCAAGCACTATTAATTGCAACACCATCAATCAGTACAGGTAGCACATTTAGTACTAAGAGTTTTTCTGCCGAAAAACATGGTAAAATCTTAACTGATGAAGATTTTGAACTGGTTAAACATATCGGTACAGATAGAAATGAATTTGAAATCTTAGATACTTATTCAACCTGCAATTTCAAAGCTGCTGAATTAGCTTTTGATGATGATAATGATGTTGATAATTTCTTGATTGATTCAAAACTAAATGGTAAAACACTAACTGAAATTAAAGCTGAAATCAGAAAAGAATTAAGTATAGCAATTACTACTGATGATATATTATCAAAGTTGAATAAGCTAGCTGATGCCGGATTAATAAGCTATTCAATCAGTGGTGAAAAGGTTGAAATCAAACCTTTGAAAACTAAAGATAAAAGAGTAGTTGAAGTAATGTATGATTATCAGGTTAAAGAGGGTTACGGTGCACCGAAGATAGCAACCAGCAGAAGTTTTTGTGTGAAGCTTATAGACAATAACCGATTATATACCAGAGCAGAGATACAAGATATGAGTGCAATTTTTGGATATGATGTGTTTATTCATTCTGGTGGGTACTATACTAACCCTGATACAGGTGAAGCTGAAACACAATGCAGACACCATTGGGTAATGCAAAGAGTAATAAGAAAGGGGAATAAGGGATAATGAAACAGATATTATTTATATCAGTACCGGAACTTAAAGAATATTCAATTATTCAAGATAATGTAGGTGAGAAAGTTTTGAACCTAGCAATTAAAGAGTTTCAAGAACTTGAACTAGTTCCTTTAATCGGAGCTGATACTTATAAAAAGTTATCAAATGTTCTTGTTTCAGGTAAAACTGTTTCCGGTTACACCTATAGTGATGAAGATGCATTATTACTTGAATATATTAAGCCTGTAATGGTTTATGGTGCTCTTTTATACTCACTTAATCCAATTCATTATAAAGTTACTGCTAAGGGCGTACAGACGCTTAAAGATGATAATTCAAATACTAGTGATTTAAAGGATTTAGAAGCTCTTAGAAGCTCTTATTCTGCTAAACTGGATGGTTACAAGTCCAGACTGATTGAACACCTTAGAACGGATGAAAACGATGAAACAGATGTGCCATCAGAGATAGATACAACCTTTGGATTTACTGGGATTAGTTTACCAGATGATTCATATAATTATAGCGAAGCCTATAAAAGCAGAGCATACAAAACTGGATATTATAGGAGATTATTATAAATGATTACAGTTAATCAATATAAAAAATTATTACAATCTGTATTAGAATCACATCCACAAGTTAAAACGGTTTTGTTTGGGAATGAATTTGATTTTAATTCTAAATCAGATTTAGTTTATCCGGTTGCTAACATTGCTTTTATAAGTCCTGAAACTATCAGAGGTGATAAAAAAATTCATCAGTTCAGTATTACAATTGCTGATTCTTATGATACAGATATTGAAGGAAATGATATTGAAATAGTATCAGATTGTTCACTGATTGCTGATGATATTATAACATATTTTGAAAATCAAATTGATGGTGAATATGAAATTTTATCAGATATAAAAGTAACATCCTTTAAAGATGGCAATGTTGATAGAATAGCTGGTTGTGTATTCGGTTTGAATTTCACACAATTCAGAGAATCTAATATATATAAAATACCTAAAGAACCGGAAGCATTAAAAGCCAAAGGATTTCCTTACTCATTTCCAATATCGTTTGCTAATAAAAACGGTGTTAAGTACGGATTTCCGTATAAATTTCCAATAAAATTAAATTAAAAATAAAAATGAAAAAAACTACGTTTAGCCATAAAAATCAACAAACGCCATATGATTCAAATGAATTGAATGCGTTAGATATTAATGAATTAAAAGATTGCATTGATTATAACGCTGATATGTTAGCTATTGTAAGTGGTGCAACCTTAACCGGAGCTACACCAGACCTTACTAATTATTACACTAAATCACAAGCTGATTCTAAGTATCTAACAGGTTTTACACAGGCTGCACCCTCTAAAGTTGAAATAACAAATGCTTTAGGGTTTATTCCTTTGAGTGCATCAACCGATTATACCGGAGCCATTAACATGGCATATGCCAATAGTACCGGATTTACTGTAAGTGAGGTTAACAAGATCAAAACAGGTTCAACTTTAATCAACTATTACAACAAATCAGAGATCAATAATATGGTTTTAAGTGGTGGTTCAGTTGATCTAACCAACTATTATACTAAATCACAAACTGATTCAAAGTATTTAACCGGATTTACCCAAGTAGCACCATCTAAAGCAGAAATAACAGGTGCATTAGGGTTTACACCACTTTCAGCACAAACGGACTTCACAGGGGCTATAAATGCTTCATTAGCTACATCTACTGGTTATACTGCAAATGAAATCAATGCTGTTAAAACTGGTACAAGTTTAGTCAATTACTATACTAAATCACAAGTTGATAATATCGCTTTAAGTGGTTCAGGTGCTAATTTAGGTGGTTATTATACTAAAGTTGAAGCAGATGGTAAATTTATCACTTCTGCATACACGGGTTTTGATTCAAAATATCAAGCTGCTGGTGCATACCTAACCGGAGTTACTTATAGTGCTATTACGAATAAGCCGGATTTATCAGTTTATTTAACTGGATATACCATTACTAAAAGTGGTGTTACCAATGCTTTAGGCTATGTTCCATTATCAGCGCAAACTGATTATTCAACTTCAATAGCTAGTAATTTAACAACTGCAACAGGATATACATCTAGTGAAATTAATAAAATAGCTACTGGTTCAACCTTAACTAATTATTATACCAAAACTCAAAGTGATACTAAGTATTTAACAGGTTTTACATTAACTAATTCTGGTGTTACCGGAGCGTTAGGTTATACACCTTTAAGTGCTGTTACAAATGATTCAATATCTGGTTTAACTGCTGTTACAAGCAAGGCAGAAAAGATTACCACAACCTACGGTACATTAACTTATTCAACAGCATCAGCTATCACTTGGAATTATTCAGATACTACGCCAAATGTATCAATTACAGTTACTGGTAATAGTACCACAATTACTATAACAGGTACTACAGACGGTCAGGCAGGATTATTAAGGCTTACAAAAGCTACAGGTGCAGAGGTTGTAACATTTGCTAATGCAACTATTGATAAAGCACTAGATAATGTTTCTGGTGGTACTGATTATGTGCAATTTATTAATGAAGGTGGAACAATTAAATGTTTTGTAACTAACGGTCAAGGTAAGATTAGATTAAAGTACAATCCATTAGCTTATAAATGTTTTGAAGTGACTAAATCTAATGGAAGTCCTTATATAGAAATGAGTATTAATGAAGGTGCTGATTATTTTGATTTCGGTAAATCCGGTAATGGTATTATTCGATTTGGAAATAACGGAACTATTCAAGCTTATGGTTCATTTTTATCATCTGATTTTCTTGCAATGCCTGCCTATGATGGAACTGCATTTAGTATCGTAGAAAAAACTGGTGGACAAACTCAACCTTTTTTAAGAATTAAAAGTGACAGATTTGCCAGTAATGATGGTTTATCAGATTATTACCGTTTTACTACTGCTGGTCTAGTAGGATTGAGAAAAACCCAAACTGAAATAAATGCACTTAGTGCAGAAACAGGTTCACAAGTATTTAACACTACTTCAAAAAAGTATAATTTATATAATGGTACACGTTGGGTTGAAGTTCAAACTATTGATTTTGATACTATAGTTACTTCATCTGCTATTACACCTTCATCAAATGGTTTATTTACAGTAACAGCACTTGCACAAAATGCAACAATCAATGCTGCTGCTTCACCTTTTGAAGGTAAGCCATTAATGATTAGAATTAAAGATAATGGTACTTCCAGAACAATCACTTGGAATGCTATCTACCGTGCAGGTACTGATTTTGCCTTACCTACAGCAACTGTAGCATCAAAAACAATGTATGTACAATTCATATACAATGCAGTTGATTCTAAATGGGATGCAGTAGGTTATTCTAAAGGATTTTAATATGATTTTAATTAATGGTCACACTTTCAATACGGTTCCAGCCGAGGTTAATTTAATGACTTTCGGTTCTGTAGTTTCTGCAATTCCACCGTGGGAAAATAACAATATGGTTATTACAGAAAATGCTGCAACTGATGATGAAGGTAATTTATTAGCTGATAAAATAGTTCCTACTACAGCTTCATCTAATAATCATTGTGTTGCCAGATATGATTTACAAGTGGTAGCTGGAAAGAGTTATGAGCTATCTTTTTATTATAAACCTGCTGGTTATGTATACGCAACATTAGAATTATTTAGTGATAATTTCTCGGCAACTTATGTATATACAGTTTTCAATTTAAGTACTCAAATAATTGAAGGTGGTGCATCAGGTACAATAACTATGACACCTAAAAGTAATGGATATTATAAAGTGACTGCAAGTTTTACAGCTTCGGTTAGTAGTAGTACTACAAGGCTTTATATAAGTGCCCTTCCAACGTCAGAAGATGGACAATTTTCCGGCAACGGAACTGATGGAATATATCTTACCAAAGGTAAATTCTTAGAGCTTTCTTAATTCTCATAATGTTTAACTATTTAAAGCAAACACAAAATAAAAAAAGCGTAACTAAAAGTATACCTGTACTACCTGCACCTAGTGCATTTACAGATAAGTTTTCATTCACATTAACTAGTGAGAAAATAACCAGTGCTGGAATCTATACAACCGGAGGTACTAAGGTTCGTGAACTTTGGGCTGCTTTGTCTTTTCCTGCTGGTACACATGTTGAATTATGGGATGGAAAAGATGATTTCGGGAATACCTTACCTGCTGATACCTATGTTCCAAAAGTATTAACTCATAATATTCAGTATGAATGGGCTGGAGTTTGGGCAAACACATCACTTAATCAAACAGGTGATGATATGCACAAGCCGTTAGACCCTATTCTAGCTATCAGAACAATGATTCATCCGAACGGGAAACCTATGGCATTATATGCTAGTGGGTACGGTGAAGGTGGTGCTGCACAGGGTGCTTTTTATCTTGATAATCCGCAAGTAAGGTTTACACCTATGAGTATTCACGGTACAAATCAGAATACAGATTTCTTAGCTACAAACAGTACTAAAATATTTTATGCTGGTTCAGACCCTTTAGATAGTGGTTCAGAATCCTTTGTTTATGCAACTAATAAAAGTGGAAATACTTTTTCAACTTTTTCATCCGGTGTAACTGCCAAAATGGAATGGGGTATCGAGTATCAAAGTGTAATAGGCTGGAAAAAAGAACCAGCATCACAAAGCTTTACCTATAACGGTTCAATGACTTATACAGTAAGTGATTCTAAACCCATAAGATACAATGGAATTTCAATCACTGCCAGTACGGGTTATAATCAAAATTTAAACCTTTCAAACGTATCAAAAACTGGAAGTACTTTTTCAATCCCATCAAACTATAATGATATACCATCAGGTGCAACCATTATAGTTAATTATGCACGTATTACAGATATATCTGGTATTGCTGCTAATGATGATTATGTATTCTTAAGTAGAAAACAGTGGGGAAATATTAGCGTATTGAATGCTACTACTGGTGCTTTAGTACAAGATTTGGCAATTGATAAACCTAGTTCTGTTTGTGTTATCGGTACTGATCTATGGTATGCTGTAAGCGGTACAACCGTAGTAAGAAGACCTATTAACACCAATGGTAGTTTAGCTACTGCTACTTTAACGCTAACCGGATTTCAAAGTGTATTAGATATTAATCATAATGGAAATGGTTTAGTTGCTATAATTGATGGTGGTTCAAGCCAACAAATCAAAGCATTTAGTGCTACTACAGGTGCTGCACTTTGGACTAGAGGTCAATTAGGAGGGTTACACGCACCTAATAAAGAAGTTTTCAATGATAAATTCTTATTCAATAAACCTACATCTAATGGTGATGGATTAACTACAGAATTTGCTTCAATTGCATTTGAACCAGATGGTTCTTATTGGGTATGTGATGCAGGAAATACACGTATTCAACACTTCGCTGCTGATGGAACATATATTAATAATATTCAATATCTGGTTAGGAATTATTATGTAAAAGTCAATAAAAACCAGCCTCATAGGGTATTAAGTTCATTTCAAGAATATGAAATAGACCCTACCAAACCAATAAGGGAGGGGTGGAAGCTTAAATACAACTGGCAAGAAAACGGTACAGGTAATTATAATGGACTTGGTGATTTTGCAACTCTTTCAAATGGTAGAACCTACGGTACACAAAGAAGGAATGCTGCTGGTTATCCGGTGGTTGATGTTGTTGAATTTATACCTGCAACGGGTGTAAGAGTAACTAATAGTACTGTTCCTTTCGGTGGGTATAAGATGTATGATGACGGTTCAATTAGATGGATTGTTAATAGTGGTGGTACTCAAACTTGGTGGAGAAAGAATATAACAGGATTTGATTCTAATAACGACCCAATTTGGGGTTCTGATATTTGGGTTGATAGTGTAACTGTTCCTTTAGCAGGGCCAGAGGCCGGAGCACCATTTAGTGTAGATCATCACGAAACTACAGCCAATGGTGCATTAGCAGTTTTTCAAGGTGGTATAGATTATAAAGATGCACCGAATCAATATAGACTAGGTGGTTTAAAAAACGGTACGTTCAAATGGAGAGGTTTACGAACAGTTGAAGCTAATCACAGAGGTGATTTTCCTGAAAATGGGGAATTTGATTGGGCTAACTATGGTAGATGGAAAAACTTTGAAGGAAAGGTAGATAACGACCCTGTAGCAGGTTATTATAGTAGTCGTGTAATGGCTTATAATGAGCACATTGTTACAGGTCACCACGGTGAATTTTGGAGAGGTGGACAATTGAATAAGTATGTTCACTATCATCAGGATGGTTTACTAATTGGAGTATTCGGTGAACAAAGAGCCGGAGGGGATGGGAGAAAAGCACCAGCATTTCAAGCTGGTAATGCTTTGACACCTAATCTAGTTTATTTTACTGGTGATACTTCTTTGAATGTCATCCACGGTGATGAAAGTGTACATCAAGGTATTCACAGGATTAAAATTAATAATACTGGTTCAATCCAATTCTTAACTGGTACACCAACTAACGCTGCACCTAGAGCTTTAGCAGGTACTGATTTGTTAGCAGGTTTAAAGGCTGGTGATATTATTACAGGCAATACTAATGGGTGGACAATACCAGCACCTTACAACTTTGGTGAGTATGAAGATAAATTTATTGCAAAACTAGGTTCACAATCTACCGACCGTTACAGGTTAGCAGGTACTGATATTTATTTTGAATTTGTTGCACCTGCATCAGGTAGAACACTAGATGTAACCAGAACATTAGGAACGAATTTAAACCTTTCTAACTGGTCAATGAAAGGTCAGGTTATATTTCCCGGCAATATGAACAACGACCCTGTTACAGATAAGGCAGGACACTATATTGAAGTATTAGATGATGCTGGTTTAGTTATAGCTCAATATTATTACAGAAGAAATTCTGGTAATTTTTATAGAGAAGATTATATAGCCAACGGGCAAGTTTATAAAAGTCTCGATAAAGAAGTTTATGCTGAATTTCTTACTTCTTTGCAAACTCAAAGGTTCACTTCATTAGAAATTAAAGGTAGTGCATCAGGTATCACATTTGAATATGGTGATATGGGAGTAATGACAGTTCCTAAATTTAACAGTAGTGCTAACTGGCAAAATCCAACAACCTTAAGAATAAAATTCTTCACACAGGGTAACCCGTACGGTAGAAATGTTGGATTCTATAAACTAAGGTTCTTTAATACCTAATAAGTTAAGAGGCTACCTTCATGGTAGCCTTTTTTATTACCCTTAAAACGTATTATATAGAAGAAATACCTTATGACAAATAATAACAAAACACGGTTCTTACAAGCCTTTAATAATGGGAAGGTTTAAAGAAATGATAATTTATATTAAAGCTTTGGGTGCTGGTATTGTTAGTACAGCACTTTCAAGTTCAACACCATCACTAATTCTTAAGTTCATCATATTGGGCTGGTTATTCTTTGCCGGAATACATGTTTATATCTATGCTATTTTTGCCTTAACTCTAATTGATGTAGTTACAGGTGTTATAGCTTCACGTAATAGAAATGAACCTTTTTCATCCCGAAAATTTAAAAAGGGATTATTAGAAAAAACATTCTTTTATATCCTGATACTGGTGGTGGTGTTTATATTGGATTTCTTGCTAATAGGGGTAATAGGTCACAGCACGTTTTACTTAGCATTCGGTGCTTGTTTCTCAATTAGCTTATATGAAGTATCATCTATACTTGAAAATATCTATTCGGTTAACCCTGAATTTACCTTTCTTAAACGGCTTCTAAACCTAACTGGAACTATAGAAGAAAAATTTTATGAAAAAGCGGAGGCTAAAATAGATGCAACTATTGATGAAGTCCTAGCAATGAAAGAAGCATCTAAAGGAGAAAAACCGGATGCATAAGGTGTTCATACTTTTATTACTGCTTACTTTCACCGGATGCAAAACCGTTAAACACATCCAACAAGATAAAACCAAAACTGAAACTTCTGTAAAACTTGATTCAACAGTTACAGATGATGGTATTGAATATTCTGAAACTGAAAGAATTTATGAGTATTCAAGTGATGCAAAACCAGTGCGAGTAAAAGAAAATATCAAGAAGATCACCAAAGCAAAAGCTAAGGTTCAGGTTAAAAAAGATATTGATGCAACGGTTGCAACCAGTACCAAAGCAGTAAAAATTGAACGGGAAAAAGGAACATTGAAAATTCAGATTATAATACTGGTTCTGGTATTTGCTGCTGGAATCCTTTACTGGAAGTTTAAATAATATTTTTGCTAATACTTTTAGTTCGTTAGTTTTGGTTATGCCTATCATCACGATCAAACACGAGGGTAAGGTTTACCAGAGATTAATTGAGAGAAAACAGGGGTTCTACTGTATGTATTCTAAAGGTGTTGAATACTGGTTTGGAAGGGATGTGCACAAGACCGGATGTTGGCAGATCGTGAATAGTAAAGAATTACCACAAGATTTTTTTAAGCTGATAGCCGTAGAGCTTGAAAAGTTATACTTAGCTAATAAAGATATAAAGGTTACTAAGTAG